TGCCAACAAAATATACGGCACTTCATGTACTCGCGTGTAGCGCGGACTTGGCTGGGAGGGATGATCCAATTTACGGATCAAACTCTAAACCAGGCACTCGCGCTAGTGGCGAGCTTGAAGCAAAGGGATCCAGACGGTAGCGATGATCTTGCCACGGTCGATTTGTCCGAGGCGAGTGATCGCATCACTTGTCCGGTGGTCGAAGCCGCGTTTTATGCAAACGAAGGTTTGCTGGCGGCATTGGCTGCTACTCGCACCCAAGAGGTGGAGCTTCCTGACGGGAGCATACACCGGTTGAATAAGTTTTCAACCATGGGGAACGCTTGCACTTTTCCGGTGGAGAGCCTTGTTTTCCTCGGAGTGGCTCTGACTGCCTTTTGTTGGCAGAAAGGGCTTCCTCCTTCTGGGAAGACCTGGCATCTCGCACGCGGCAAGGTGGCCGTCTTTGGGGACGATATCATCGTTCCCTCAGATTGTCGGGAAGTTCTTGAATGGCTTCTCGCATGTATCCACATGCGTGTAAACTCCGATAAATCTTTCTGGACCGGGAGGTTCAGAGAGAGTTGCGGAGTGGACGCCTTTGACGGGATCAATGTGACTCCCGCCTATTGGCAAGGTCCATTCGAGAAAGAGCCTGAATCCTGGGTGTCTTCTGTACAGGTCTCGAACAACTTCTACAGTAGAGGTTATATAGAGACCGCCAGGAGAGTCGCCCGGGACCCGAACAAGTGGATTAAAATCCCACTAGTTCATCCAAATTCAGGTGTCATCGGGTTACATGACCGAACGTTTACGAGTGCCATCAACACTTCTCGTGTAAGGTGGAACGATAAACGCCAGGTTCATGAGACGAAAGTACCGATCGCAATAGCGAAGGGAAATCGTCGCAACCAAGATGGCGACGCCAGCTTACTTCAGTATTTTACTGAAAAGCCTGTGGCCGGTCTGACTGACTGGCGAGCAGGCGTAAGCGAGCGGCCGGTGCTCAAGTTGGAGCATCGGTGGGTGCCACTGTCTGACCTTGGTGAGGCTCCGCCTCTGGTCAGATAGGAGGGGGTGGTGCGGGATTCTCCCGCCTCGACGCAGCTTCCAAGCCGTCTCTGCAGACCAACGCCC